GTCGTCGAATAAAGTTTGCGACGTATCAAATGTCTAAGAATGCACCTATTTTTAAAGGGGATAATGACAAGGAAAGGAAGAAGAGGCGTAAATATGCACTATAAATCTCCCTCTCCCTTCAGACTGCTTTCTGTGCAGCCTTTTTCAAAGGAATAAAAATGAACTCCACCGGGACACGGTTATTCAAAAAGATGTTAGAACTGAACCTCTGGATACGAAACCTTTGTTACAACAGCAGCCCATAGGAACCTATGGATCAATTACGCATGTTTGCTTCGCTGTGTAGACAAAAGGTCTTCGAAAAGGAGACTACAAGGGTGCCAAAGAAAATGCACCATCTCCTCGTATCCATTTATCATTCCCTCAATGAGCGGGAAAGACTATAAATGTCTTTCCTAAGCAGGGCGTTACCCGAAGGGTTTGATAATAAAGGCCAACTTGAGAAGCACATTACCAACTACAATTCACGATTCATCACAGAACCGGAACGTCTCAAGCGCCTTTAAGAGTTCGTTCAATAACTCGTGTCCAATGAAATCCTATCCCCAATTACTATGCCGCCAATAGGTTCTGAATCCTCATGTATAGAATCAAAGAGGAAACAGAACGGTTAAGCCGGTTACATCGAATACCTTCTAAACTTTTATCGGTACCCGCGATGTATCGGCACGCGTCAGAAGGCAATTGTTGATCAACAAGGAAATATCATCCACGCAAGCAAGGAGACCATAACGGAACCCTAGTTGCTTCGTTAAAGGAATCAACATCCTGTCCATCAAACAATAGAAAAGCTCTGTTGGACGCATAAGAACATCTTGTAAGGGTTGACACTACCTGAAGTCAACGAGTGCAAACGATTGGCCTAGAACATACATGGCACAGTTGATTACTATGCATATATGAAACAGGTGGTCGAGGATGGATTTACCTCTCAAAGAACCCTTACAGATGATGAATAAACTGAGCTGGATACCAATTGGGTACGCTTCCGAAGAACAGTCTCTCCCGCGGGAGTAGTGTTAAATTTATATAGGCTGAAGCGTGGGGGAACAATTAACCTGCTTGAGGCATCAGTTCCTCTCCCATTATCAAGAAACGATACTAGGTCTCAAGAACCCATAGTTCAGGAGGTTCTTTCTAGCGAACAGATCGAGAACCTAGATCGTATATCCAGTTAGCTCAGTATTGAGGAGCGACGCTACCTAGAGAAATCGTTGATTCTCTAAGCAATCCTCACCGAAGACCTTCTTCATTACCGCGATTCCAGTATGCAATATATGTACGACAAATTTGAATGGAATCGCAGCTATTTCTCCAAGTTAGCAGAGAAGAAGGCCTTACATGATAGTGAAGTGCGCGAAGCCTTGAATGACATCATCACTGAATAGATTCCGTTCCCCGCAAGTATCCCCTCTCAGGATACTACCTAATTAAAGGCCGAGTATCTATAAAAATAAACAGTCGATGACATCCTTAACTTCACGAATCATTTACACCACACTAACTATTGGCGAGGCCAGCGAAAGCCGGAAATCTTCGGCAAAGACGATGATAATTTATATGGCTGTATCCGCGATGCGATCGGCATCGTGAGACCCAAACCACTGCCCATTCCTGCTTAACTTTCCCCCGTCGGAGTAAAACTCCCCAGCGAGGAAAGCAAGCACGGTCATCAAAGTGAGGTCTCAAGCTTTAAATCACAAAGCTTCAACAGCTCATCAAGTGGAACACCCAAGAATAAGTATGAAGGAGGATCCTTCGAATCGGAGGATTTCAACTCCAGCTCATCCGAGAGCGCGAATCTGTAAACCGCATCCCCCTAACAGCAAGCTGTTAGGTTGACTATTCACACAGATTCTGAACCAGAAAAAGTTCCTAAATTCGTCTTTCCGCATTAAGTTCTAGCACTACCAGAACGTGGTGGCAAGTTTAGGGTTGTGACTAAATCACCTGCATCCCTAATTGCCCTTCTCCACATGGTCAGAGCACCAGTGCTAGGTCTGATTAAGAAAAAGATTCCGGAAGCTGCGAGCGTCTTAAAAGGCGACAGAAAAGGTGCAATTGAATCCCTCTTCAAGGAGAGACTCGTCGGAGATAGATTAGTCGTTTCTACTGATCTCACCGCTGCTTCAGATCGTATCCCTCATGATGCCGCCTAGACAATTTGGCGGGTCATATTAAAAGAAATGAACATAGAGGGTGCGACTGAATAGATCATCCTTCAATCGCTCGGAAGTCAAAAACTCCTTTACCCTGATCTCGGGTAAGAAACTATGAGCCAATGCGGCATATTTATGGGCTGTCCTTTGACGTGGATAACCCTCACAATCTTACACAGTTTCTGGGCTAAAGAGGCCCACAGAGATTGGACTTCGCGACTTCCCCACAACATCAGCCTTGAAAAAGGACCTATGAAGGGGTATCTGAAGCAACCGTTTAGGATATGCGGTGATGACCTGATTGGACTTTTCCAAAAAGGATATTATTAGAAATATGAAGAGCAAGTTCTTGCCTTTAACGGCTCCTTCTCAGCGGGAAAACACTTTGTATCTCAAAGTTATGGAGTGTTCACGGAAATTATATTCCGCACAAAGCGTACCCGTACATATGCTTCTTCATATCCAGTCCAGGTCAAGTAGTTCCCAGATCTGAATCCTCGAAATCAGAAAGAGTATGATAGGCGCATGAATAAGCCGCGCCCATATCATACTGATTCCTTAAGGCAGAGGGCTCATAAGTTCACGTAATAATACTTCAGAAAAGAATTTGAACTTACTGAGTTGCAAACCCTCCTTTATTGGAAAGATTGTTACACGACAAGCCTGCAGCGCTTTTGTCCGTGCTTCCCAATAAAGTCGTTACTCGGTAAACCCAAGAATTCGGGTAAAACCGATACCGAGTTGCAGAACGTGCCTTGGTGGATGGTTATTGGTCCATCCATCGAAGGACTGATTCGAGAATTCCCCGAATGCAAAAATAAAATAGTAAAACTATTTTATAGGACGAATCCCGGTGTTGTCTACTTTGCCAAATAACATGGATTCATCCCATTTTTGCCACATGCTTTAGGCGGGTTCGGACTGCCGACTCAGGGCAAACCCCGTCTAAACAAGCATGTTCCAAAGAGATGTAGGAATGGAGTCTTGGCTCTATGCACTAAGCCACAGAAAGAGTTCATCCTAAATGATCTTTGGACTTCGGTCTGGAAGAAAAGTTCCCGAGCAGAGGGAACCAAACGACTAATGAAATACCACACTACCCTCACCACATAAAGTGACATAATGGATGTGAGGGAGGTTGAGGACGAATTGGCGGAACAGTACATAGCCGTACCGATAGTTCATAGAGGGTAACCTCCGCCAATGTACCTACCCGTTTAAATGTCTGTAAACGAGTATGGTCAATACGCCATCAACCGTATAACTACCCAACTGATCTATTCAGGACAGCGGAACATTGGGCGGTTATACCGTGGGGTATAGCCCGGTCAGATTGCTTATAATTTAAGACGGACCCTCATACAACTAGGATCCGGATTCAGGAGAATTAATCCCCGCAATATCAATCTACACCATCTAGTTCATCACTAAGCAAGATGGCGCCGAGCTTATCACGTCTCCGTTCGTGGTATATAAATTTCTCAGACAAATGAATAATCCCTCAGTACGTATATGGCCGGAAGTAGAAACTAACGTAGCGATACGAGAGTTCCTATCTATACTGGCACGGAACCAATACAGCAACACGCAGTTGCGGCAGTGGTACAGGGGTTGTCCCGGCTGAACACCGGCACGGTCAGAAGAGCATAGGCC